TGTCGTTTTGATCATTGCCGGAACGCAGCTCATAAATCAAACTACAAGCCCACTTATAAACCGCACGCATGTCGTAGTCGTGCAGTCCAAGCGACTTGGCTATCAACCCACCCGTGATATTGCAAGCTACAACCGCTGACCAGAACCGCTCCTTCTGCGAAAGTCTTAACTCTTTATCAATCTTGGCTTGCGTGGCGCGAAGCAGCTGCACTGCATCATCTCTGTTGCATACGAGCCAAGAAGCGTAGATACCCCCCGCCAATCCATAGTTCTCGCGCAACTGATGATCGAACAACTGCTTACCCTCGGCAACGTCAATAGCGTCGGAATATCTGATCTCATACTCCAGTAAGCGCATCATTTCGCCATCCGGCGTGGCTTTCAGCGAACCCAGCTTCTGTGCAAAGTAAGCGTTGGCTGAGGTTAGCGACATGGTCTGCCAGAATGTATTGTTGACTCGCAGCTCGTTGGTTTGCCCTTTGACGCGATCCTTCCACCGCCCCTGCGTCATGCCATAGGCCATGTCCGAGAAGTCCTCTGCGGTCATGTTGGTGATCTCGTCCATCGTGAATGGCAAGTGGTTCATCACCCCTAGCTTCAGCATCTTGGCGTTGATCGTGTCCTTCGGGATACACATCAGGTTATCTGGGTGCCCCCATACGCTGTTACATACAGCCAGCGTGGTTGACTTGCCCGACCCTGAGCCGTGAAACACCAAGTTGATAATTGCGCCCCTCTGCCCGGTGAACTTCAGTAGCGGAGCGCCAAACGCAGTAAGTGCAGCAAACGCATTAGCTTCCATGCCGGGGCGTGAGTACAGGTTGAACACTTCCTTCCACTTATCAAGCTCTCCGCACTCCATGATGAAAGGCGACAGATGGCGCGTAGCCGCTGACGGGGGGCTATGGAACTCGCCGTTCACCGTGATCTCTCTGTCACCAACAATAAACTTGCTGTCTTTATCTACCCAGCCAAACTGCGTCCTCATAATCTCTGCCTTTTTTGTAACCTGCATGTTCTTTGCGCAAGAAATTAGAAAGCTGACAACCGAGTCCATCTGCGCTTTGTGCGCCAACACACCCTGAGCAGCTAGTAATTTCTTAGGCTCATCCTTCCCCGCCAGTGCTGACGCTGGGATGCTGAACTCCTTCATACCGTCGTGCGGTAGGTGTAGCCTGATCAGAGCAAGCTCCCCCATATCCGGGTCGTACATGCGCTTGTGCACATATAAGTCATGCTCATAGACCAGCACTGGGTCGGGTTCGCCCATCACCTCTCGATAGATACCGCCCTTTTTGCCTCGTACATATGGGTACGGAAACTCAGGGATGAAGAGCGGGGTGACTTCGCCTTCTTCGTCCTCGACCTCAACTTCGTAAGCGCCATCAGTAGCTTCAGCTTTTGCTATTTCTTTGCCAAGACTAATAGGCGACGTGATCTTGCCCTTGTACTGACAGTCTTCGCAGCCGCCGGGGTTCCAGCGTTCAAAGGTCTCGCAGTGATGCGGCCCACCTGTGGTCTGTAGGTTATGTAGCTTCTCGTCTACTTCACTCGCGTCATAGCCCGGATACTTACTCGATAACTTGTGCGCAGCAGATTGCGCATCCTCGCAGAATGCCGCGATAGATAAGCCGGAGCGCCAGAGGTTGTAGTCAATACTGTCTTGGTTTTGGTAGCAGTGCAGCAGCTGATTGCAGCCTTCCCCCTGTGCCGTCTTAAGCATGATCGTCTTGAACGATGCCGTGCGGTTCTTCATGAGAGCCATAGTCAATGCAGACGGAGGGCCCTTACGCTTAGGGAAAAACGACTTCGACGTTTCTTCAGAGACGCCAATAATTTTAGTAAGCTCGTCAGCAGAGACGGGTTCCGCCGACGACAACACCTCCACCGGCTTGGGTGGATCATCTTTATAGTTCAGCGTCCCCGGTATGCGCAGCACCCGCGCTACGTCAAATACAGCCGGATCGACGATCAGGTTATGAATACCGCACAGCTCTTTCATGCGTAGTGCCAGAGGCCACCACCGATCTTTATCGATAGTCTCCGTCAAAGGCCAATACACATGGATGCCGCGCCCCGAGTTAACGAGCACTGGCTTGGGTAAACCTATAGTTTTGCAAAAGCGCCGTAGCTCTTGCAGCCCTGTCTCCTGATCGATGTACCCGTCAATCTTGCCTTTGGCGTTGGGTACACCCTTAGTGGGGCCGCAGTCTATGTCGAGCCAAACTGCTTTGAAATACTTGGCGTTGTCTGCTTTGCGGTTCTCGCCAGTGCCATACTTAGCGCAGCCGAAATACACATCGCGTTCACCATCCAAATAATCCCTAGCTACTTCATCTGCCTCTGCTCTAGTCTCTACAAGTTTTTGCCAAGCTATCTCGTTCTTAATACCGATGACGCAGAACCACCCCTCCTCGGGAAGCACGGCATCTAGTAGGTCGAATGTAGCCATGTCTAATTATTTATGGGTAAAAAAGGGGGGTACGAGACCCCCCGAAGTCGCGCTGCACCTGCTTAACCGCGATACTTTTCGATCAGCTCTTTGATCTTGTCGGAGTACTTGATGTGCGGTGCATGCGTACCAGCAAACCAGTTATATACCGTAGCTCTCGTTACCTTCAGAGTCTTTGCCACAGTTGTTACCGGGATGTCGTAACGTATGCACACACGTCCAAGTGCTACGCCAAGTAACTTACCGTTCGCTGTTCGGTTGCGCTCGGCAAGTTGTTGACTGTATCCGTAGCTCATTACTACTCCTTAGTCTTCGCTGCTCCAGTCGTTAACGACATCGGCTAGGCTTTTCTTAGGTGCGTCAGATACTTCCTGCTGCTTCTTACCTGCGCGTTTGGTTGGCTCAGCTACCGGGGCTTCTTCGTCTTTCTTAGCTACGGTCTCGAACGCTTCGTTGCTATCTTTGTCTTGGGTGTCCACTTGGTACACCGTCATCTCGACAGCTTTCTTAGCCTCGACAGACTGCATGGCCTCCGCAACAACGGCTTCCAACTGCGGGTCTTTACCGACGAAGTCCACGGCTTTAAACAGCACCGTCTGATTGTCGTTGTCCTCGTTGAAGCTGATCTCGGTAATGAGAGACTCCAAGTCGCTACCGTTAGCAAACACGTAGTCCATGTATGCGTTGAACGGGAAAGTGTGACCGCTGCCCTTGCCGAAGATCGACTTAGCTGACAACTGCATCTGATACACGTCACCAGCCACGTTGGTATCCATATCATCCGGCAGCACTAGCGCGATGCGGCGACCGTAGCGGCAAGCCTTAGTATTACCTTGACCCGAACCAGCGATGTTCTTTGGGCAGGTCTCGCAGTTCTTACCTTGTGGGCTCTTGACGCTTGCATCAGGTACACGACCATCTGGCGACCAGCAATCAGGCGCAGTAGCTTCAGCGTTAGGGTCGTAGGTCTTGGCGTAGAAGGTGCGCGAGATGTCAGGTGCTACGTTGACGACGACTACACGCAAAGGTGCTTTCAGCTTACCTACTTCTTCGCCGTTAGCTTGGCGACGCAGAATGCCGTTCTTGGCGACGATGCGCTTCAGACGCGACGTTTTCTTCATCAGAGACTGGGTCAGTGCCGATGGCGCTTTCTTAGCAAGTGCTACGTCAGCGTTTTTGAAGATAGAGACTTCGTTGCTCATTTGCTTCTCCTTACAGTGATTTTGTATTTGCTATCCGACATCAGACCTTTGGGCATCTTGTCGGGGTTTTCTTCTAAGAACTGCTTCATGTTACCTTGATGGATGCGCTTCTCAAACAAGCCAAACGCCTCCTCGTCTTCGACAAAGCTGTAAAACGAATCCCAGTCATTTGTCCAGAACCTAGTCTCAACCCGTCGCATGATTGTGCCCGCAGGAGTTTTAATGCTGTCTGCATTGTTTTCCTTGCACAATTCGAGCATCTCACCGGATAGGACATCTAACTGCGTCCCCAGCTTTGCATACTCTTCTTCGAAGTTGCGTTTCAGTTCATCACGCTTATCGCGTATTTTTATGTATATATCTGCCAGCTTGTCGGCTGGAAAGTCCTGCACGTCCATACTCTCTCCTATGAAAGTGTAGGGTCACCGAAGTATAGGAAACCGTCGAAAAGGACCTTCGGCCCCTACTGCCGGGGTTATTAGCGCCACCTCCGGCTGGGCTACTTCTATTAGTTACAGAACGTGTTGCAGTTGTTGCCGTAAGCGTCGCAGCAAGTAGTGCAGTACACAAACCGACCATTGTATTGGTAGCTGTGTGAAGAGCAGCCAGCGTAGACAACCCCCGCTGCGGCAAGTGCCCATATAGCGATTAAGTATTTCATCTTTCTCTCCTAAGTTAGATGGTCAACCTACTATACACCAGTTTTAGACAATGTCAAGCTTGTCCGTTTAATTCTTGTTTGTACAGGTCAATTATTTTTGTGTGGTTTGCAATATTGGTACGTAGCATTCTGTAAAGCCGAGTCTCGACTTCACTGCCTTTGATATGCACAATAGTCATAGCGTTTTTCTGTCCGGGTCTGTTGATCCGTGCATTTGCTTGCAGGTAAGTTTCCACGCTGGTAACAGGTGCGTACCAAATGATTGTGTCTGCTGCGGTGAGGGTGAGACCGTGTGACGCTGCTTGAGGCTGGATGATAAGCACTCGTGGGTCTTTCTCGCTCTGAAACCGCTGGATAATGTCGTTACGTCTATTGACTGTTACCTGACCGCTAATAACGTCGCACGTAATCTTGGACTTCTCCAAGTGTGCTTTGAGCAACTCTATTGTATGCGTGAAAGGCACGAACACCAGCACCTTGTGGCTTGCCTCTTCTATAACCTCTTGCACAGCTTGCAGTCGGTTGCTGACATCAAACTCAACAACCTCGCG